CGTTGAGATTTAAGTCTAGGCTCTGTTATTTCAGCTTCTATGAAGTCCACAGCGTCCTCTACGGCCTTTTGTATAATGCCTTCAACTGTTTTGTCGTCCATTGCCTCAAGTTTCATGGCATTACCTCATCATCACGTTTATTTCTTCTGTCAACGGCTCGTCTGCGCCTGCTATTGCGGCAGGTACTGCCCTAGGAGCATTTTGAGCAGCGGTTTCTAATAATCTGAGTGCGGAAGGGTTTTTCTTTCTAACTTCAGAAGCTAAACCGTTAGCAACAATATCTCGTAATAACATTACTTTTTGTTCCATAGATAATTCTTGAACTGCTTTTATACCTGTTTTTACAGTTTGGTCTAATAATACGCCTGCGGCCGCGCCACTAACGCCACCAAGTTCGTAACCAATCAATGCAGCGACAGGTCCAGTTGTACTTGCTAACCCTTGGCCTAGATTGCCTCGACCACCTGTCACTGAATATCCTGCTGCAGCAATATTAGCAATTAAATTTCCTAATGGGCTTCCCTTTCTAATCTGCATCATAAGTTCTATTTCATCTTTAGAAAACTGCGCTCGTTTTTTATCGTTTCTAAGAATATTACTAATTTGATTACGCAACCCGCTTTCTTTGCCACCTGCGTAAGTCCCTGCTTTTTCCAGCAAATTGTCGATAACTTCTGTTTTTCTCATTCTTGACCAAGTGTTACGTGCTTTTTCTATTGCTTTCGCTGCTACAGCAGGGTCACCGCCATAAACGTCACCAGACCCTAATTTTCTAACAAATTCGTCTATTTCGTTTTTTATAATATTACCAATCCGTTGCTCCGCAGGGTTATTAAAATTACCTGCTGGGACACCTGCTAAGTCTCGGAAATATTGTAGATCATCGAACGATAACCCTGCATTGTCGTCGCTTCTTTGCAAGGCTCTTGTTACTACATTAGCAAGCCCACCGCCTTCTGGTATGTCACCTGCCTCTTTCACTAAGCTTTGCAAACTTTTTGACATATCTTCAATAACTGCCGCACCTTGGGGCGTTAGTTTTTCTTTAACTTCTCTACCACCAGAAACCTTTTGTATAATATCATCTAACAAGTTATTAAAAACTTCTGGCCTAATACTAACACCTTCTTTAAACGCTTGGTTGTATGCCTCTCTAGCCTCTCTTTTCAAAACATCTAATGCTTTGCCACCTGCGGCTGCCGCTTGTTGCGCTTTTTTGCTAATAATAGCACCTAATTGACCGCTTAATGCTTGGCCAGTTGCAGCTACACCTCCACCAAATATTGTTCCTAAGATAGCACCTAACGGCATATTTAATGCTCTTTCTGTAAGGCTGCCATCACTGTTTAAAAATGCAGCGAAACCGCCTAGACCTCCGCCAGTTGCCATCGCACCTTTAACTGTTTTTGTTGCGCCGAGAGGTACAATTAAACCACCGCCAAGTTCAGACATTAGCGAAGTTTTTGGGTAATCTGCTCTAAAATCTTCTACTCGTTGTTTTTCTCTTTGTTGTTCTTGTCTATAAATTTCGCTTATTGGACGGTCATCACCTGTTAGTTTTTTGACTGCGGCTACACCGCCACCAACTATTTCGTCGCCACCGCCAAACGTCATACCTTGAAAAGCAGACCTAGCCGCGCCCGTACCTACACCGCCGTACGAAGGCTGAGAATTGGTTTTTGTATTAAAACTTATGCTATCGCCTTGCTGACCTGCGTATTTTAAAAAATCCATTTTTTGTTTACTGTCTAAACCTAAATCGTTTGCGTAAACCATTAATGGCCTTTCACCATAAAACTTTTTGTAAAGTTTGTAAGAAAGTTCGGCATCTGACATATTATCATATTGCGGATATTTTTTTCGAAAATCAGAAAGTTTAGACATTTATAAACCTAATGGGTTAGTTGCATTTTCTAAATTTTGTTTAGCATCACTTGCGCTAGCACTTGGGTTAATTCCTAAATAATCAGTATAGTAAGAATTTATAGTTACGTTTGGTTGCGCTAAATAAGCAGCAGTGTCTTGCAGTGCGACGGCCGCTTTTGTTTTTGCGTCTATTCTTTCTTTTAACCATTCTTGTAGTTCTGCATTAGAAAGTTTGTCACTTGGTAAACCTAAATCCATAGCTAAATTAAGTTCACCTTCCGATAATGCACCGAAAGTAACACTTCCAATAACATCTAAGCCTAACTCACCTTTAACTGTTTCCAGTAGCGCAGTTTGCGCACTTGTTGTTGGTATAAGCTTCCGAACACGACCAGTTGTTGCAGGTGGGTCGCCTTGCAACAAGCTAAGAGCTTGTTTATAAAGACCTATAGTTGAATTAATATTGTCTGCTTTATTTCTTGCCTCATCTACCCACTCTACTTTTTTAGCACCAAATGTTTCTGCTTCTTTAATTCTCTGTGCAAAATCTAACCTTTTCTCTAGTTTACCACCTTCTCTAGCCCCATAAAGTGCTCTTTGATTTTCTATTTCGGCTTGTTGTGCTTTTTGAATATATTCATCTATTTCTTTAGGGTCAGTTAATCTTCTATTGTCTCTTGTTTGGATGTATACTTCACCTGTTTTTAATGTAATTAATGACCCTGCTAAATTCGGCAATTCTACTGATGATTGTATATTTGTGCTGCCTGTTTTTCCTGTTGCGGTCATATAATCTTTTAATGTTTGTCGCGCATCGGCACCCGCCATTATTGCTTCCGCATAAGGCCGACCATCTTTTTGTGACATTAAGTATCTAATAGTCTTGTTTTTTTCGGCTGTTACTTTACCTTCTGCTATTTCTTTTTCAGCAACACCTGCTAATCTTTGACCAACGCTAGTTCTGCTTAAATTTCCTAACACCCTTCGTGTTCTTGGGTCTTGCAAGTAGCCCATTAAGCCTTGAGACGTTTGCGGCTGCATTTGGTCTCGAAACATTGTAAATACGTTCATCGGTTGATTATTTGGTTGCACCATCGTATTTTTTCCTTTTACTTTTGGCCCTTTGTATCCTACCCATGCGTCTGTTCCTTGTGTATCAAAAAGCCATTTACCAATTCTATCCTGCACGTTTTTTGTAAGTTTTAAGCCGCCATCTAAATTTAATGCTTCCTTTGCATCACGTAATGTTTTACCAACTATTTGATATGCGCCCATCGGTGTAGCAACCGTCCCATTATTTTGTAAAGAAACATAGTTAGCATAATCACCTTTTGGGTCTGCGAAGGCTAGTGCTTCGTCTATAGTCATATCTGTTATTTTTACGTCACTAAAAAGCCCATCTTTTTTATTTTGGTAGTTAAACAAAGCATCATAATCCCCTTTGCTTTCACCATCAAATATGCCCTGTTGTACTTCTGACCATGTTATCATGTTAAAAAATTCAACGCCGAAAACGGATCAAACCCAAAAGATGGTAAACTTCCAGCCGCTGTTAAAATATCAAATAATCCCATCCGTTCAGGAGTATTTTGTGCAAACTGTGGAAGACCACCAAAAATACTACTATAATAACTTAAATTTTCTCGAGGGTAGCCTAAATTAGCTAGTGTTTGATTGCGTGCAGCGTCAAGTAACATTTGCTGTTGACGTTGTGCTAATTCCGCTGCTCTTTGCTGTTGCTGTAATCCGACTTGGCCTTGCCCAAACATTTGATTACCTAAACCAGTAAGACCCGCCGCGCCTTGCTGCTGTATCCCAATATTTCTATTTGCTAAGTTCTGCGCTGCATTGAAACCTGCTAGTCTTTGCTGTGCTGCCATATTTTGGCTATTTCTGTCGTATTCGGCGTTTGTCAAACTATCTACCAGTGCTGACCTAGAACCGCCGTATGCGTTTAAACCTTCTGCTTGAGCGTTTTGTGTGTTTATAGCCATCTGCCTAGCACGCTCATTGTCTGCCTGCGCTCGATTTATAACATCATCTATATACGGGTTCATATACTGTTGGTACGCATTGGGGTCTAAACCCTGAGTTGCCATTTGGTTATATGTATTAGCCGCTGTCTGTTGTGCGTTCTGAGACTGTTGAAATATATTATCGCCTATCATCTACCGCCTCCAAATATTTTACCTATTAAAGATGTATTTTTTATATCGTTTGCTACTTTACTTGCCATAGTGCCAACGTCGCTTCCTATTTGGCTAAAATGGTCACCAAGTGACATATCAAAAGGGTTTTTATCTTTCATAGTATAACCTTTTTCAGCCGCTTCTCTTGGTGAAATTTGCCCTGCATTATAGCCAACAGCATAAATTCCTTTATCTGGCGTCTGTGCAAATCCCATCGCTCCGTCTGATACACCTTTTGCATAGTTTCTTTTCTGCCTAGCCATATGTTCAGCCATACCCATCCTATTATTTGGGTCTAAAAAGTCAGATACGCTATCGCCGCCATGATAAGGGTCACGCCCACCGCCAGCGCCACCTGCTGCTACTGGTTGCAAAGAAGCAGTCATTTGATTAGTCGCTTGATTATTGGTTAGCTCATCATAAAGTGACGGGTATTTTTCTGCAAAATCAGCTTCCATTTGGGTTTGGTAAGGTTCGCTAGAATATGCATTTATCCCGCCGATATCAACTGTAGCAATCTCTGGGGGGGTTACAGTTTCTAATCCAAGCGCAGATAATAAATTATTAGCCCCACTATATCGTGCTGTTGGTACTTCTGCAAAATACCTCGGAACATTAATAGGGTCTTGTCCGTAAAGCCTATTAAGTTCGTCTAATATGAAATCTCGTGCCGCTTTTGTTCGCGGGTCACTTTCAACACTAGCAGGTTTTCCTAATAAAAAATCAAAAACACCCATCACTTTACTCCGATTTTATTTTTTCTATAGCACATTTTTTACAATATTACACCCCTAGTAAGAGCTTAACGCTACACGTTTCCAAATTGCTGTACTGCCATCATGTGCAGCCGTACAAATATAAATATAATTAGTATCCCAAGCTATCATGCCAGCGTCATCACCAGCCGCACCAACACTTGAGCTAGGTGTTGTCTGCTTCATAGCAACTTGCTTAAAAGCGTTCTGTGCTGACACAACAGGGTAATTTTTGTTTTCATCCCATAGAAATATACCGTTTTCGCTAGGATTATCCTCTGTTGTCTTATGATATAGCTTACCTAGATTTCGTGTAAGAAACAGATTTAGCTGTCTGCCCCACTGCCTTATGTCATCGCCAAGAATAGGTGGTGTTACTGGCATTAGCGCCTACCTCCTGCCTTAACTTCTAATCTCATAACGCCTACACGCCAATCAGTGTTTTGATCACCCTCAACACGCATCCTTACTTGTCTGCCAGTAAATCTTACTGACGTTGGGTTAGAAGGGTTAAATGGTCCAAAAGTACGTTCTGTATCGTTAGGATGAAATCGTGTTTTAAATTTTAAATCTACGTCACCCTGCGTTTTTTCGTCAGTTATGACTTCAGTAACTTTTGCAACCTGATCACCGTTACCAATGCTTACTGGCCCTGTTTCGCAGAAAATAGACGAACCCTCGTAATTAAAACCTATTTCATGGTTCATAATATCTGTCTTTGTGCCGTGTTTAGCCATGAATGGATAGGCAAAAACACCGCGACTTACGCCTGACGTTCTTGATAAATTACCTATTAGCCAATGATTATCTTTAAAATCATAAGCCACATAACGATCTATTTCTGTAGATCCAGACGAACAGTAAAACCACCAAATCTCGTTGTTTGCACCGTTCACCATACCCCAAACTTTAGACTGCTGCGCTTGGTTAAAGTCATTAAATACATAGTCGTGAACATCACAGTTTAACGTCTGTACGCTGTTACCATCGAAGTAATGGAAATTTTCCTGACCATACCAAAATGCACCTTGGTCAGTTGCTACCGCACTTAACCTAGATACTGCACCGCAGTTAGTGCCTATGCGCTGAAATGAATACACATAAGGTGGAGCAATGTACTGCGCCATGTGAGCATCAGTATCAGTAATAATTAAGGTAACGCCTCTTGTTCTAACGCCGCACATAATCTGACCGCTTGTAGCAAGCTCTATATCTCCTGCCTCATTTGTTGCGGCTGGCGTCCACTGTGTGTTGTTTTCTTTATCGCACCACTGAACTTTACGACTATTGCCACCAGCGCCTAATGCAAAGATAAAGCGTTCTTCCGTTACAACTATACCTTTGTTGTTAATAGGTGCGTTTGCTATTGGTTCTGCCACCGTCTTTTTTCGCAAAGAAATATTATCAACGTCAAAGTTTGGTGTGTTGTAGGCTTGCGGTATTATCTCTATTTTTACCGCCGTATCATCTGCGCCAAATCTAAATACGTTTGACCCGACAACTAAAGTTTCATGCACATGAACCGTTGTGCTAGTTGTGCCAGTTACCTTAATTTTGACGTTGGGAACAGTGCTTGCATCACTGTCATCGTTAGGGTCTATCAAATCAACCGTAACATCGTAGCTATCTTGTATGTCAGGTGTAACGACTAGACCGCTTACTGTCTGGTCTAAATTACCAAAGTTTACTCGTTGCAGTTGGTGCGTAGATCCAATGTCTTGTCTAATTACATGGCTTGACCCAATATCTAAATCAAAAGAGTGGTTAGTGCCTAATGATCCTGCAGGAGCCGTGAGGTTAATCGCAGCCCCACCATTCGTTGCCGCTAATTTTATTGCATCGTGTCTAACATAAATAACAAAGTAATTTGTACCAGTTGTTAAGCCACCTATGTTTGTGCCGCCACCATTAGAATAAGTAACCTCGTTTCCGTTAACAAAACCATGATTAGCAATTGTTATTTCATCTGTGTTGTAGTCTATAGGGCCAGCCGCCGCGACAGTAGTAATAGTATTGCCCATACCTGCACCATGCACCGAACAAACGTAGGTCAAACCACTAGCAGGGGCAGATAATGGCACTGCGAAGGTCACACTTGCACCAGACGTTCCTGCCGTTCCCGTTGTCGTAACTCCCGTGGTATAACTTGCGCCACCGTTTTGAAAAACTAACGGGTGTCCACTATTAGAAGCATCTGACATATCGAAAGTATAGGTTGTGCCTCTAATCAGCGTTAAAGTAGGTGCAGTGACGCCACCGAAATGAAACCTATTTACACCACCCACATTTGCCACTGTTACAGTATTGGTTGTTGGGCTAACCGCAGCACCGTTTGGGTCAAAAGAAACATTTAAATCAGCTGTAAGATCTATAGCTGCACCGCCAGACGTTGCCGCTAACTGAAACTCTGTGCCAGAAGCGTTAACAATAAAATAGTTAGTATTGTTAACCAGACCGCCAATATCAGTTCCAGATCCGTTAGAATAAGTAACTTTGTCACCATTAGAAAATGTGTTGGACGTAACGATTTTATTATTGGTTACATCTTTTACAGCATTGTCATCAGCGTCAAAAGTAACTTGTTTGTTTGCTGATAAATTTATAGCAGATCCACCGTTTGTTGCGGCAAGCTTAAACGTGTTTGCAGTTGCGGAAACTATAAAATAATTTGTTCCGTTGGTAAGGCCATCTATAGCGGTTTGTCCAGTTGGCACGAAATAAGTAACCTCGTCACCATTTGCAAAATCATGACCTGTTATTGTTATTGTATCATTTGCCACATCAACAATGGCTGTATCATCTGCATCGAATAAAGGCTTGTATTGTGCATATGCAGCGACACCGCCAGAGATTGACCAGTTAGTACCCTTGTTCCAACTAGCATCTGTTGCATAATCACCATTAGTGACTAACTCAGCACCAACCGTTGTTGTTAAATCCCACTCCCAAATACGCCCATCATCGTTATGCAAGCCAACGAGGTTTTCTCCAAAGTTATCAAGCTGCCATGTTGTCGCCTCTTGAGGCACACTATCGCTTGTAACTGATCTTGGCTGACCATAATAACCAGTGCCATAAAACCCAAACCCATAACCAGTATTAACAGCCGCATCTTCACGCCCAGCCGCCAAATCATCAGGCGTTAAGTCATAACAAACTCCTGCGCCTGTCATTGCTATTAGCTGGTCATGTGAGCCACCAGCAACCCAAGCAGTACCATCGTTAGATTGCCATGAGTGCATACCCCTAACAGGATTATTAGCAAATGCCGCCTTTCGTGTTGTCCACCCACCAATAGGTTTTAAACTACCATCTAGCCACCGCACTAAACTACCGTCACGCCACCTATTTGACGCCTCGAACTCTGTGCCGTTTCTATAAAATCCTGCTGGTAATTTAATTGGGACTAGTGACATAAACCGACATATCCTCGTTTGTTACGTTGTGAGTAATTAACACTTCACCGTCTTCTACCTGACTATCAAAATATTTATCGACAGATAACCACCGTCCGTATGACGCTCTCATTAATCTTATTTTTTCAGCAACATTGTCTTCAGAAACTTCTGTGTAGTTGTCAGCATCATTAATTGAGAAAACATTATAAACTGTTTCAGAGCTATCCAATTCGTTTATCTGTGCGTCTGATAAAGGATCACCATATGCGTATGCCACAACCTCATTACCATCAATACGCAGTATCTTGCTACTTATAGAGGGCTTAACAACACACCAATCAGTAGGATTATTGTCTAATCTGGCTTTCATGGCTTTTACTGCAACTTCAACTTCATCTACAGTTTCGTAAGCTACTTGGGCATAAATATATCTAGTCATTATGTGCCACCGTAAATTGTACCACTATTGCTGAGAGTATAAGAAACGCCGCTATCATCTACAGCCTTACCAGCCGCACCCCCTTGGCATTGGTGAGATACAAAGGTACCACGATAGCCTTTACCTCCTGTTGACCCCCAGCCGCCGCCGCCGCCTGACTGACCTGAGTACCCTCCAGCTCCACCATTTTGCCCAGCTTCACCACCAGCGCCACCATAAGGATTACTATAATGAGTGTGTCTCGAACCTGCCAAAACTCTGCCGCCACCAAATCCACCGCCTGATCTTTGGTCTTCACCAGCCGATGTTACACCCGACCCACCAGCATCGTTTGTGTAGTTTTTAGACCATTGCCCCCAAGTAGGAGAGTTTGATACTGAAACTGTCCACGATTGCTCGTTTATTCTGCCAGCATAACCAATTAAAGGGCC